CCACCCTTTGGGGTGGTGGATCTGGACATAGTCCAGCTCTTATGGATTCCATAAGGATGGTGGTAGGTGGCGTTTGGGTTAATCCCCACACGCCTTAACGCACCTATCAGCTGTGTCTTATGGCTTGCTCCTGGTGAAATTTGATTTCACAAAGATGTTAGGGAGTAATCCTTAACCTCTCTTACTACGTGAGAATCGTAGCGGGAGTTTTGCCACTTTGCTGTAGGAGTCTCTTTATGTCTATCTCTCCTTTGTCTGGAACTACTAATGGTAGTCATACCCCTTATTGGACCTGGGCCGCTAATTACGGCTGGATTCATTTTGAGGATTACTACTTTAAGTATGGTTCTAAGACTCACGTATCTCATTTGGCTGGTGGAACGCCTTGGCGTTATCCAACCGAGTACGGTCTTGATATTTATAACATCAAGAATAAGGATGATAGCATCCGTATCCGTACCCAGTATCCCGACGGGACTATCTGGGAAGGATGTTTAGCGGGTGGGACTTCTGATGTCTTTTATGCCATGGACGCGGAAGGTTGGAGTCCTGGGAATGTTAATTCCCCGAACTTTGATCAAAACCTCGTCAATGGGGCTATTACTAAGGCCCTTGATAAGCTTTCTTCTCAGAAAGCCGACATGGGTACTAATATAGCCGAGGGACATCAAGCTATTCGCATGGTTTGCGAGCCTAGTATGGCTGTTTGGAAGGCAATTAAAGCCTTCAAACACGGGAACTTCGCACAAGTTATGCGAGAACTCGGCCTTACTAAGCGCAACCTTTTGTTAGGACGATTTGCAGCCGATAATTGGTTAGCATACCAATTCGGCTGGAAACCTCTGCTGAACGATATCTATGATTCGTTCCAGAAATTCCATGAGGTCGTTACCAATAAAGACTTAATTGTCTCTGGTAACGGCACCATGTCCACGACTAAGAACGGCGTGAAAATTATGGGTGCTTCTGCCAACCCTTGGGTTGTCAAAGCAAAATCCAAATGTCGCGTCGATGCTTATATTCGTGTACCTGAATTGCGTCAAGCAAATCAGTGGAATCTCGTCAACCCTCTCGAGGTGGCCTGGGAAACAATGCCCTGGTCTTTCGCTATCGACTGGTTTGTTCCAGTCGGTAACACTCTTGAGGCCCTAACTGCGAGTGCCGGCTTAGAGTTTCTAAGCGGATCCATCACTTCGTATCGTGAAACTATCAGTAACTGGTATTTTACCGGTTCTGGCATTTACACTATTCTGCAGCCTGGAAATATAGAGATTGAGAAACTCCAAATGAGGAGATACCCGATCTATACGTTCCCATTCCCGCAGTTTTATGCGAAGACGACGAATCCATTCTCCTCAACGCACACCGCAAATGCTCTCGCATTGTGGCGTCAAATTCCTCCGCTGCGTTAGCGGAATGCTTGATTTTCGATGAGAGAATCCGGCTTCCTACCCGTAACCTTACGGTAGGTTTTGTACAGCAATTCCGCTGTGCATCAATTAAGGAAATGTAACATGCCTCAATTGGCAAACCTCGTCCTCACGGACAGGGCCGGCACACCGGTGAACCACACCTTTGTCCCTCGGGACATTGTGGGGAACGTCGCGACTGTCGTGGAGTCCACGGGAGTTCCCGTGGGCGACAAGCGGGTATCGCTGTCTCTTCGTGATACAGGCAACGGAAACAAGGTTGTTTCCGTTCGCATGGTCTTTCCGATCGTGAACGATCAGACGATTAACGGAGTCACGACTCCTGTCGTGGTCCGTACGTCGTATGTCGATCTCGATCTCAAGTTCAGTAATACTTCGACTGAACAAGAGCGGAAAGACGTCGTTGGTCAGCTCTACACCCTTCTGGGGTCTGGACTCTGGACCAACGATCTTTTCACGAAGCTTCAGGGCGTGTACTGAGTCTAACTGATGTCAGACTCTGTCCACAACGTGAGTCGCAACCGCGACATCGTGTATGTGACCTTTGGTCTCATGCTCATGGTGTTCGGTTTGCTCCTTACGGCTCTGATGGTGGTGTACAGTCGTACAGCACCTCCTCAAATTGTAAGGATACCTACATATGAGCAGCACTCCGATACGCGTACGGAAACCGTGCGCGAACACGAGAGTACCCGACTCGATAACAACCGAGTTCGTAAAGAAGATCAACTCCCTGAAGAGTGACGATGTAAAAGTCGATTACTTAAAAGAGAGCCTTCTTTCCAAGTTTGTGTCTTCGGACACCGACCCCGCATCTGTTCGTCGGCAACGTGCCATTAATAAGTGGCTCGCTGCTGAGGCGGATAATGCGGCAACGAATGATCGACTTGCAATTTTACCCGCGGAATACCAAATTTTACCGCGGGTGCGATTCGATGATTTCGTTGAGTGGACAAGATTGTTAATCGAGACCACGCTCGGTTGCGTCCCCCCAGTTGAAGCTCTAATTGGAGGCTTCAGCGGTGGAGCATCGACAAGCCGGAACCGGACGGACTCGCATCCTGCGAGAAAGTTCGTCGGGAAAGCAGATGCTACTGAAAACGCTTGGTCTATCTTCGAGTTAATTCTCGATGAGATGCCCGGGTGGCCCTTTGACAAGGCCGATCTTCGGATCGTGGAAGGTAACATCATGTTCACCGTTCCAAAGAAAACCGATATAGATCGTTGTGCTTGTAAAGAGCCCGATCTTAATATGTTCATGCAAAAGGGACTCGGCGGAGAAATCCGTCGGTGCCTTAAGCGTGTCGGTATTGACTTGAATGATCAATCTCGAAATCGGAATTTAGCTAAACGTGGATCGATCGATGGGTCGCTTGCGACTCTTGATCTTTCCTCTGCTAGCGATTCCGTAACTTCGTCATTGGTCTTCTTGCTATTACCGACACCTTGGTTCACGTTGCTTGACGCACTTCGGTGCGAAAACACGTGGATCGATGATGAACTCCATCGGAATGAGATGTTCTCTTCAATGGGCAATGGCTTTACTTTTGAGCTCGAAAGTTTGATCTTTTGGGCCTTGGCTAAAGCAACAGCCTATTTTAGAGGCATCCCAGGTGTCATATCCGTGTACGGGGACGATATTATTTGTCCAACCGACATGGCGCAAGATCTAGTTTGGGTTTTATCTATGTTTGGGTTTCAATCAAACATAGACAAGTCCTTCATTGAAGGACCCTTTCGTGAATCTTGCGGCGGCCACTTTCACAATGGTCGCGACATAACTCCTTTCTACCTAAGGAAGCCTATTGAGACTTTATTGGACGTAATCCATACGGCCAACAGCCTACGTAAGTGGGCTGCTCAAGAAGCGTTTATGTTCCGGAACATCGGATTCTTAGACCCTTTGGTCGAAGATCTCTGGTGTTGGTTACGGGATATAGTTCCTCCATGGTATTGGGGTGGCCGTGATGTCGACCTCAAGTTTGCTTTGGTCACGCCTGACTTTCCTCGTAAGAGGCTCCAGGCGATCAACAAAACCGTTGAGACCGAACTTGGTGGCTACCGTCATTGGTTGTCAATAACTTGGACGCGCGATAGAACTCCTGATGAAGGTGTGGAAACCTCCACTAGAGAGATCGAGTATACGGTTTACCGTATGCGCCCAAATCGAGCGATGGTGACCCATTTGGAACTCTTGTTCATGTCTGAACTCGAGGCACAACTGGCCGACTATAGGGGTGGTAACCCCTAAATCCGGTTAACACCGGTGGGTTCCTTTAGGTTGTGAAGCCTATTGGATTTAGTGAAAAG